ACAGTTCTTACAATCCCCTGTCAATCAACGAAGACTACTTCTTTCCTCAAACTGCTGAAGGACGTGGATCTAAAGTTGAAACACTTCCAGGCGGTACTAACCTAGGAGAGATTGATGACCTTAGATACTTTACTAATAAGCTGGTACGCGGATTACGTATCCCAAGTTCGTACTTACCAACTGGAGCAGATGACGGAGCAACATCGTATAATGATGGCCGTGTTGGAACAGCATACATTCAAGAATTACGTTTCAATACTTACTGCGAACGTTTGCAAGGCCTAATTGTAGAAGAATTTAATCAAGAGTTTAAACGTTTCTTACTTGAAAAGGGTGTTAACATTGATACTAATATGTTTGATCTTAAGTTTATGCCTCCACAAAACTTTGCAAGTTATAGACAGGCAGAACTGGATAACAGTCGTGTGCCTACATTTACACAAATGAGCGCAATACCATATGTATCGAATAGATTTGCGCTGACCCGCTTCTTAGGTCTTAGTGCTGAAGAAGTTGCAGAAAACGAAAGATTATGGCGTGAAGAAAATGACGAAACACTTCAAGCGGCTCCGTCAGATGCCGCAGCTGAAATGCGCGGCGCAGGAATTAGCTCTGCAGGAATGGGTGCCGATTTAGGTGGAGCAGAAGATGATCTCGGAGCCGAAGGCGGAATAGAAGGCGGAGAAGACACTCCACCAGAAACAGCAACCGCTGGAGGCGATACTGGTGGCGCAGAAGCAGGCGCGGCAGACATTCAAATATAAAGATAAATAATATTATGATACTACGTGAGTTATTTTATTACGATAAAGAAACCCTGCTACCAGCAGAAGATGATAGGTACGATCCTACCTATGACGATTCTATTGTGGATCTTGATGACACACGTAAAACTAGATTAACATTACGTCAAATTAATCGTGCCCGCAAAGCAGCCGAGCTACATACAGAAGAAAAGACAAAGGAATTAGACTTTGTTAGACAAATGTATGGTATAGCAGCTCAAGATGCTGCTGCGGGTGCGATGTAATGGCGAAGATAGATAAATCAAATTTTTCAAAAGAACAATGGTATAAGATTAGAGAAGAAAGAAGACGCGAAAAACAAATAAAGCGTCTTCAAGAAGAATCTTCTATAGCTAAACAAACTCCAATAGCATCAACTAGACATCCAATACCTTCAAGAGATGTTAATAAAGATTTATGTTTTGTACTGGGCAACGGAACTAGTAGGTCTGCCATTAATCCAGAAGATATAAAACCGTACGGAAAAATATATGGCTGTAATGCACTATACAGGTCTTTTAATGCAGACTATCTTGTTGCAGTTGATGTTAAAATGATACTCGAGATTAATAAATCAGGATATCAGCACAATAACGAAGTATGGACAAACCCAAACAAAAGCTATCAAAATATAAAAAATTTAAATATTTTTCATCCGAGTAAAGGATGGAGTTCAGGACCTACAGCATTATGGCTTGCTAGTCAACACAGTTATAATAAGATTTTTATTTTAGGATTTGATTATAAAGGATTAGAAGACGGAAAACTATTAAACAACTTATATGCTAATACTAAAAACTATAAAAAATCACACGAAGGTGCTACATTTTTTGGAAACTGGTTAAGACAAACTATAAGTGTTGTTAAAGAAAATCCAAATACAACATACTATAGAGTAATAGCATCAGATAATTATATTCCTGAAGAACTAAATAAATTTAACAATTTGAAACACATTTTTGTTGAAGATTTCCAAAAAATGTTCAGTCTTTCATGACATTTATTCAAAATGGCTCGTTTTGAGCCTATTTCTATGTACATTATTACTGTTTTGTTAAATACTATTGACAGCCTTACCGTAGGTATATTTTACATTTATAGGAGATAAAAAATGGCAGATCAAAATAAATTTGAAGAAATGCTTGAGCGTCTTATCAACGAAGATAAGGACGGCGCTGAAGAGCTTTTCCACGAAATCGTGGTAGAAAAATCACGTGAAATTTACGAAAACATTATCGAAGAAGAAGCAGAAGAAGACGACGACATTGAAGAAGCAATGGACGACGAAGACGACGAAGAAGAAGTTGACGAATCTGCTGACGAAGATGATGAAGACGACCTAGACGAAGGTTTTAACTTAGATGAATTTGAAGTCGAAGCAGATCCAATGGACGCAATGATGGGCGGCGATGCTGGTGATGACATGGAAGATGACATGATGGGCATGGACGACGAAGATGGCGACGACGAAGGTGAAGAAGGCGATGTTGAAGATCGTGTAGAAGACCTAGAAGATGCACTAGACGAATTAAAAGCAGAATTTGAAAAAATGATGTCAGGCGACGAAGGCGAAGACGACGACATGGATATGGACATGGACATGGACGACGGAGATGACGACGAAGCTGAAGAAGAGTCGTATGCATTCGAAGCTGACGAAGATAAAGACGAAGAAGACAAAAACACAAAAAAGCCTAGCAAAGACCCTAAGTCAGCTGGCGAAACAATGAAAGAATATGTCGAAAAAGTAACTGCTAATATGGGCGATAATGGTGCAAACACTAAGTCTACTGTAGCTGGCAAAAACGACATGGGCGGAACCACTTCTAACATCGCAGCAGGCGGTGAAGGTGGCAATGGCGGTACACAAGGTGGACTAGCAAATCCTTCAACAAAAGAAGAAAATGCAGGAAACGTTAATGTACCAGGCGGCAAAGCATCAAAATCGATGAAGAACCAGCCAGGACACGGCGCTGAGAAAAAAGGCAAACCAGCTGAAAAAGCAGGCGCAGATAGTCCAATTAACGGTGTAAAGAGCCGTGCAAAATAAGGAAGTTTGAATGAGAAACTTACGAGAGCATTTGACATTCGACCAAGCTAAACTGGTTGTTGAGTCTGCTAATGAAGGGAAAGACTTGTACATGAAAGGTATCATGATACAAGGCGGAGTACGCAACGCTAATCAGCGTGTGTATCCTATAAACGAAATTGGTAGGGCTGTCAAAACTCTCAATGATCAAATACAAGGAGGATACAGTGTTCTCGGAGAAGTTGATCATCCAGAAGGCCTTAATATTAACTTAGACCGTGTAAGTCATATGATCAGCGAATGCTGGATGGATGATTCAAACGGTTATGGTAAATTAAAAATACTACCGACCCCTATGGGACAGCTAGTTAAAACAATGCTTGAAAGCGGAGTTAAACTAGGTGTTTCTAGTAGGGGTTCAGGTAATGTATCAGAGGACGGACAAAATACTGTTAGTGATTTTGAAATTATTACAGTCGATGTCGTTGCTCAACCTAGTGCTCCAGGGGCGTATCCAACGCCTATATACGAGCACTTGATGAATGCCCGTGGAGGGTATAAGGCATACGAATTGGCACAGGCTACCAAAGAAGACCCTAAGGCACAGAAATACTTAAAGGAATCGTTGATTAATATAATCAACAAACTCCAATAATGAGGAGACAATTATGTTGGATGCACTAAAAACACTTTTCGAAAATGATGTAGTTTCAGAAGACGTTCGTGCCTCTATCGAAGAAGCTTGGGATGCCAAGATCAAAGAAAATAAGCAGCAAGTAACTGCTGAATTGCGTGAAGAGTTCGCACAAAAGTACGAACACGACAAGCAAACAATGGTCGAAGCAATTGACACTATGTTGTCCGAGCGTCTAGCATCTGAAATCGAAGAGTTTGCAGAAGATCGCAAACAACTAGCTGAAGCAAAAGCAAAATATGCAGTAGCAATGCGTGAAAACGCAAATCTACTACAAAAGTTTGTAACACAGCAGTTAGGTAAAGAAGTTTCAGAATTGCACGAAGATCAGAAAGCTATGGCAAAGAAATTTGGCAAGCTGGAAGAATTTGTGGTAGAAGCACTAGCTAAAGAAATTGCAGAATTTTACGAAGACAAGAAGGACCTTGCTGAAACTAAGGTTAAACTTGTCAAAGAGGCAAAAAATAAATTTGCCGAAGTTCAGAAAAGTTTTGTTAAGCGTTCAGCTGAAATGGTTTCTGAAACAGTTTCGAAAGGACTTACTAAAGAAATTTCGCAACTTAAAGAAGACATTGAAGCAGCACGTCAAAACGACTTTGGGCGTAGACTGTTTGAAGCATTCGCTAACGAATATTCTAACAGCTACCTAAATGAAAAGTCTGAAACAGCCAAACTAATGAATGTTGTCAAGCTAAAAGACAACCAGTTAGCAGAAGCTAAAGTCGCAGCTGAAAAAGCAATTAAACTAGCAGAATCACAGGAAACTGAGAAGAAGCGTATTATTGCAGAAGCTGCACGTAAGGACAAAATTAATGATCTTATTGCACCTCTTTCGAGAGCGCAAAAAGAAATTATGACAGATTTACTGGAATCAGTTCAAACAGCCAAATTAAGTTCGGCGTTTGATAAGTATCTACCGGCAGTTATTGACGGTAAATCTCCAGCGAAGCAGAAGGCAGTTCTATCAGAGGCAAAAGAAATCACAGGCAACCGCGATGAGACAGTCGCAATTAAAGCAAAAGACGAGAATGTTGTAGAACTTCGTCGTCTTGCAGGTTTAAGTTAAATATAGGAGAAACCAAAATGTCAGAACTACTAGAAAGTCGCTGGCAGGACACCAAGACTGCACTTCTTGAAGGCCTACAAGGAACTAAAAAGAGTGTTATGGAAGCAACTCTAGAAAATACTCGTAGGTATCTTTCAGAGACTGCTGGAGCAGGTGCTACCTCTGCCGGTAATGTTGCAACTCTAAATAGAGTTATTTTACCAGTCATTCGTCGCGTTATGCCAACAGTTATTGCTAACGAATTAGTCGGTGTACAGCCAATGACAGGACCCGTGGGTCAAATCCACACACTACGTGTTCGCTATAGCGACACAGCAGGCTCAGGCGCATCAGGCGCAGTAGCAGGCGAAGAGGCTCTAAGCCCATTCAAGATTGCTGAAGCATATTCAGGTGATGGAACAAACGCTCCTGCACCAACAGCTTCACTAGAAGGACAAGCTGGTAATAAACTAAGCATCCAGATCTTGAAGCAAACAGTCGAAGCTAAAACTCGTAAGCTCAGCGCACGTTGGACTTTCGAAGCTGCACAAGACGCACAGTCGCAGCATGGAATCGACGTTGAAGCAGAAGTAATGGCTGCACTAGCGCAAGAAATTACTGCTGAAATTGATCAAGAGATCTTATCATCTCTTACATCATTAGCAGGAGCTGCTGTAGAAACATACGACCAGTCTGCGGTATCAGGTACAGCTACGTTCGTTGGTGATGAGCATGCAGCACTTGCAGTTCAAATCAACCGTGCTTCAAACTTGATTGCTCAGCGCACACGTCGTGGCGCAGGAAACTGGGCAGTTGTATCGCCATTCGCGCTTACAATTCTACAGTCAGCAACAACTTCAGCATTTGCACGTACTACTGAAGGTACATTTGAAGCACCAACTAACACTAAGATGGTTGGTACATTAAACAACGCAATGAAAGTATATGTTAACACTTATAGTGCTAACAATGCTCCAGTTATCGTTGGATACAAAGGTACTTCAGAATCAGATGCGGCAGCGTTCTACTGCCCATACATTCCATTGATGTCAAGTGGTGTCGTACTAGATCCGTCTAGCTTCGAGCCAGTTGTTAGCTTCATGACTCGTTATGGTTATGTTGAGCTAAACAACACAGCTTCATCACTTGGTAATGCAGCTGATTACCTAGCTCGTGTTAACATTACTGATACAAGCGTTAGCTTCAAGTAATATTACACTAGTTGTAAAGCAATTAAAGGGCGGCTTAGGTCGCCCTTTTTTATGACTAAACTTTAATGATTTTACGTATGACTTTTGCTTCTAAATATGTTTAAATAGTATTGCAGTACAATTTTATTAACTTAATTTAAGGAGTACAGTATGTGGACAACACCGACAGCAACAGAGATGAGATTCGGATTCGAAGTAACAATGTATGTAATGAACAAGTAGATTCTGAATTAGAAGTAGATATGAGCAAACTAATAGAAACATTAGATTGCGAATAAACAAAGCCCGCACAGTGCGGGCTTTTTTCTTATTTGATAAATACATATGTCAAATAGGTGCTTGATAAAACAAGACTTATGCGGAAATCCACCGCGTAGACCCTAGAACGGCGATGATTAAAACAAAGGAGAAATAATCATGGGAAGACCACTAAACAAAAGATACTTTGGTACAACAAAAGATGGCAGTGATCGCACAGGCGAAGAAAATCTATCAGTAATGGTAAAGGTTGGATCAAACACAGCGAAAACATTAGGTATCATTTTATCACAACGTTCAGAAACAAAATTTAATGT